GTATTCCGTCGGAGCGTTGGCCGTATCTTTGTTGTAAGTGTATATTCCGTAGGTCGTAGCCGCATTGAGGTCCGTAGCTGCACCCCGGCGCGTGAAAATATCGTCCTGTCCGAGGTTCTTCGTCGTCCAAAATTCCGCCCAGTCCGTTTTCTGCGCCGGACCCGTTCCGCTGCCACGGCAGAACCAGCGGTTCGATTTGTACGACCCGTATATTTGGTTGGCGGAATCGTAAGCGGATTTACCGTAGATCAAAATGCCTGCTTCCTGAATCGGATAATTCCGTTCCGGGGATGCGAAGTTGTCGCCCGGATTACCTATGAAGCCTCCGGGGCCGTTTACGGTGTCCAGATTGCTCGTATAAGCGGCCTCGTTAACTCTCGCAAATTCCCCTTTGCCCAGCCCTCCGACCGTGTCGGCGTTGCCTCCGTCGGCGGGGAGCGCCGCGGGTTTGTCCGGCAGGCTGGCGAACGTCGTGCGGTGGGGGTTACTGCCGTCTTTGATCTGCGCGTGGTCGTAGGCGGCCTTGCCCCTGTCGCCGCGATAGGCCGTCGAGGCGGTTTCGCCCAGCGCGAGCGATTCGGAAATGACCGCGTATTGCGATCCCGACCAGCGGTATTCCTTGTTCGTGGTCGTGTCGATGTAGATTTTACCCGATTCCGGCCCGTAAGGTGTGCCGTCCGGACCGATGAACGTTGTCGCGTCGCGGAGCGTCCCCTCCAGCACGTCGTCCACGTAGGAGGGCAATTGGGAGGCCGGCACCCGACCCTGCGAGTCCAGCCCGGCCACGCCGTCGGCCTGTCCGATGGCGGTCTTGTCGATTTTCGTTTCGTCCAGTTCTTCCAGACGGTCGTAGATCGTTCCGAATTTCTCCTCCGAATATTGTTCGTGGGTGGTCAGATTCTCTTCCAGCTCGGTCGTTTTCCGTTCGAGCTGTTTGCCGTCGGAATCGGGATATTTGCCGTTGAGCTGTTCGGGCAACTGATCGACGGAGGCGATGTCGATCCTCTCCTCCTTGTGCCGGTAACTGTCCATCCAGTCGGCGAACTGGGCCGCGGTCGGGTACATGCCCCGCTTGAACCACGCTTTGAGTTGTGCGATGCTGCGAATTGCCATGATCTGAATCGTGTTTGAGGGTTATTTCACGCGCATGATGTATGCGAGCGTATAATAGGGCGGGCGGTTCTCGTGCGCTTTCCCGCCGCCTGCCGGGCGGGTGACACCGTCGCCCGAATTGAGTTCGTTGGCCCGGCCGCCGCCGGTGAAACGCGTCCCGGAGGGTTGCAGGAACAGGCCGTGCGTGTGAGACGGCATTTCCTCTATCGTCAGGACGTGCGTCTTTTCTCCACCCTTTTTTGCGATGGCGTTGTAATCCGTATCCGAGGCGTGGTAGCCCACGACGAACCGTCCCCGCAGATCGGGCAGGCAGAACGTCGATCCGGGCGTGCCTCCGTGCAGATTGCCCAGCACGGCATACAGTTCCGGATATTCGGCGACAGTCAGCGCGCTGCCGTCGCAAAGCCGGTATTTGTCGAGGGGTATTTTCGCCACGTTGCCCGCCCACATCTGGACGATGCCCAGCGGCAGAGGGGACAGTTCTGCGATTTCGGCATCTTGTTTTCGATTGTAGGCATCGAGTTCCGAAACGGGCCTGATCGTCGCGAACTCCTCCCAGCGATAATTCTCTTCGCCGATGCCCGGAGCCAGCGACCTGACCACATAGGCTTGCGGAAACGCATATCCCTGTGCCGAGACGGAAACATTCTCTTTTTTCAGATACATTCCCGATGCTATCGCGCCGCCCTCCCAATAGAGAATTTCGCCATCGGGGAAATCTTTCGTGCGGACGAAGACGTACCCCTCTTTACGACGCGTACCGTTCTGTTCGGGTTCGCATCCGCTCAATACCGCCCTATCGCCGGCGATGTTGCCCAGCACGGAAAGCAAGGCGAGGTTCTGCTGGATGTAGTCGAAGGTTTCCGCATCGATGGGGAAATCCTTGTTCGCCTGCGTCAAATAGTTGCCTAATGTCGTTTTCATTAAAAATAGCTTATTGCAAATCGTTTGGAAGCCAGTTTGTAGGTATTCGCCATTGTCATCAGGCGCGCTTCGTCCGATCCTCGCAAGGCTAAAGGAACATTGATTACGAAGTCGAATCCGCTGATCCCGCCGAATCCCCTGCGGTCGACCAGTGTCATCCGGCCGGAATTCCGCAACGGGACAAGAAGCGACCGGTCCGCTTCCCGCACGTAAACGAACAGCATTCCGGAATTCAACGCGGTGTCCGCCACCGTGATCCGTCGCAGCTCCGGGTCGAACGTATCGTTCAGCACCGCCCGCAGATAACACACCTGCCCGTTATGTCCGAGGCGGTAGGCGGCATCCCGGCAGAAGAGCATGAACCGCGTGTGCAGATAGTTCAGAGGAGTCAGCACGGCGTAAAGCAACGATGCCATGAACGGTCGTCGCAGGAATGTGGGGAGCAGGAGCAACACCAGCCGCTTGATATTGACATCATACTTGCTCATAGGCGATCATCGTTAAAGAGATTTCGCCGGCCTTGAAATAACCGGCGGCCGGAACATGACGGGCATCGATGGCCGAAACCGTCGGGGAATCGGCTGCAGCCGTGGTCGCCTGCTTGAATTCGGCGATCTTTACCCCTTCGACGCTCTGTAGCGTGTCGATCAGCGCCATGTTGGTATATTCGCCGTTGAAAGGCAGGTTTTCGATGTAGTCGCGGATGGCCGCTTCGCAGTCGCGTTGCACGTTCTCCGGCAGCAGCATGGCATTGTAATAGATGTCCACCGAACAGTTGAACGTATCGGCCTCTTTGTTCACCAGGTTGATACGCACCCCGGCATCCTTGATTTCGGCCAGATAGGCCGCCAACTGGGTCTCTGTCTCGTCGGAGAGACGGCAGCGCGTACCGCCGGAGTCGCCCGCCACCTTGACGGTCAGAATCGATGCGTCGCGGCTCTCGTCAGCCGTGGCGTACTTCACCACGCGCGCCGCATCGATGGCTTCATCCGTCATTTCGGAAATGTCGTAACGATCCGTATCGGGCAGCAGCGTCTTGTCCTTCATGACCTCCAGCACCTTGCTTTTTTACCATTTGGCCCGATGTGGGATGATCTCCTCGATGCGCGCCCCGACTTCCTCCTTGTGTGCCTCGAAAAGTCGTTCCAGCACCCACGCCGCCGAGGCGAAGATGTAAAACAGGATGTTGATGATCGACACCTTGCTGAAGTGTGCCGCAAAGTTATCGCCTGCCGGGAAGCCGAACAGGTCGGCCACCGTTTCGTTCTTCATGAAGTCTATGGCGATGCTCTCTTTGATTTCGTCGATTGTTCTCATCAGCTTACGATAAAGTCGATTTCTATACCCATGAATCCTATACCGCCCCAGGGCACGAGCGCCGCATCCTCGGCCGAGATCGCCGTGGCCGGCTTCACGTCTTGGGCGGCCAACGCGGCCACGATCCGTTTCCGATCGATGTCCTCCGGGGCGATCTTCAGTTCGCTCCCGGCCGTCAGAGTATCCGTCAGGGCGATGCCGTTGCGTTCGCAAAGGGCGAATGCCGCCTCGAACGAACCGCATTCCTGGACGGCCATGTCCAGGAGCGACTGCCTGTTATGAATCGTACTTCGCATCGATCGTCAGTTTATTGTTTTTCAAATCGAGTTCGACGGCCTTCACTTTCATGCCGTCGGCCTCTAACTGCAAGGCTATTTCGCGTTTCCAGCCCGTTGCCTCGTTATCGCCCAAGATGTCCGAAATGCCGACGCCGAGGGTCGGGTACTCCTTGAATTCGCCTTTCGACGCTTGGAGAATCAACGCCTGGTTCTGGAAAGTCGTAGCTCCGATCTCCAAACCCTGTGCGATCAGCCCCGCAGCATCCTGCCGGACGGCCATCTGCAAGTCGCCCGTTACCGGGTCGAGCAATATGCCTGTTCCTTTTCCCATCAGTGTGTTACTTTGTCGTTTTCCATCTCTTCGATCCGAATCGATGCGGCGGCCATCGCCGTATCGAATGCGGTCGCTCCGGTCGCTCCGTTGGCCGCGGTTCCGGCCCCCACGGCAGTAAGCCCGGAGGAAACGGCTTGCGTCAGCGTTTCGCAATAGGTCTTGATACTTTCGAGCGACCGTTCCAGATCTTCGACCTTTACCAACCCGCGGTTCGCGCCGTCGTTGAACATCATCCGACCGTCTTCGATCCGCAGCTTACTGCCGCCGACTTCGACCGTTACGACCTCGGCATCGGCCGAGACTGTCGTCCTGCCCTGGTGGAAGCGGATCGACTCGATCTCGGAGTAACCGATCGCGCATAATTCCCGAAGATCGCCGCACGAGATGTCCGCCACGAGAATGATGCTCCCTTTGGCCGGGACAACCAGCAGTCCGTTTTCCGAACCGCCGTCGATGGACGATAGGCGGATGCCGGGAATCTCGAAATCGTCGATTTTCGCCCGGCACAGGTCGCCGTCGGTTCCCACGACCTCCATCAGCCGGAAACTGAACGAAGGTTTATCCGTGCCCGCGATGGAGCGCAGCAGGCTCCGTATTTGCGTCGTCTTGTCCATGTTATCCGATCTTTTTCCCGATGGTTACCTTGCGGCTTCCACCGCTCGCAGCGAAAGTTGTCACTACCGCCACCACGTAGTATTGGCCGGTCTTGTATTCGTAATCCGCATCGCGTAACTCCACGATGTCGGTCGGCTCGATGCGCGGAACCAGCCAAGTGGTAAAGTTTCCCTCGTAACCGGAATAGGCTCGGATTTTCAGTTCCTCCTCGGCCCGTCGTTCCAGTGCGGCCTTGTCCGACACGCCCGGCAGTTTGATGGTGAACTTGTCCCCGCCGGGCGTTCCTTTGGTAACCTTCACCGTCTTGCCTTTGGCATCCGTTCCCTCGACGGTAGCGACGAATTTTCTCTGCCGGGCATCCTTGTACTTGAGGTCGGATTTCTCGATGTTGACCGCGAAGTCGCAGATCACCGTTTTACCCGTCTCGGCATACTGCGGATGAACATGGAGCGTCTTCCCTTTGAGATAGATATTCGCACGGGTCTCTTCCTGCACCTTTTTCAGCACGTCGAATCCCGTCGCGTCATAGATCGTGAACTTGTCGTACTTGAAATCGTAATCGCACGAGAGGTCGAACCCTCCCAATTCCCGAAGGACATGCTCCAGCAGTTCCTTCACGCTGACGGACGCGAGGGAGGTGTTTTCCAAATCGCGGCGGAACTTGTAAATTTCGTCCTCACAGTTGATTTTGACAGACCCTCCGTCCGTGGCGATGCTTTCGACGTAGCCCTCGAACTCCACGGGCAACTCCTGCAGGCGGGCATCGTAACCGAAGCGGATGCACACGGGGTCGCCTTCCTTGATTTTGCTTTCGATCTCCAAAGCACGGTTGTATACTGCACCGGGCAGTGTGATCGTTGCCGTGTCGGCCAAGTTCTCCACGCTGCATGTCACTACGACGCTTTCCAGCGTCGTGAGCCGGAAAGAGCCGATCGTTATGTCGAAATTCATTGCAAACATCCTTCGAATACGGTTAGATCGATATCAGAAGCTCTGTCGGGTTATCGCTGTAGGCTTTGATTGCGTAGTTCTGGTTGTTCATCCCTTTGGTATGCGGGAACGAGGCGCTTTCGATGGCCAGATGGCGAATGCCGAACAACAGGAGAATCTCCTGCTCGGCCTCGACGGCCCCGCGCTCGTCGAACAACTCCAGCAACTTGCGGAGACTGTTTTCCGGGTATTTCGATTCGTCGGCGCCCGACACGACGCCCTGGATCGTCACCTCGTAATCATCCTGGCTCCACCGTTCCTTGACGGTACCGCTAAGTTTCGACTTGGCGACCTTGCGACGGACAATGGTGTTCTTACCGCTGACCGTCACGAGCGGTTCCTGCGGCAGGAGGAACCACTCCTTGTCGTCGGGGCGCTTCAGGCGCATCGGCATGACCGAATGGACGATCCCGACGGCCTTGTAATTCTCCCGTATCTCGTCGGCATCGTACACCCGCGTGACGATGTCTTCCTTGCGAGGAATAAAAAACGGAGGAACGGCACCGTAACGCCCCAGCGCCTTATCGATCCTCACCTGTGCCGGATCGAACGGATTGCCGCTATACCCTACGTCCACATGGGGGGCGAGCTGACCCAAATCAAATTCTACCTTTGCCATCACAATGCGGAATTAGCCATTTGCAAAACACGTATCAGGGCGCTCTCCAGGTCGCGCTGCATCTCGTCCCTGCTCTGCTCGTAACCGCCCTCGAAGACCAATTGATCGACCAGCGATTTGAGGTTGATCGTAATGGATGTCGAACGGCTACCGCCGGTGGCGATTGCCGAAGCCGCACCGGCACCCGCCGTTCCATTACCGTCATACGTGCCGCCATTCAGATCGCCACCGCCCGCCGGAACCATGCCGGGAACGGCCGGTGTTTCGATGCCGAGCCTTTGCTTGAGGCCTCCGACCGCATCGCCCAAAGATTTGTCGGAGTTCCACGACATATTGATCCCGGCCAGCGATTCTTTTGCTTTGCGGGCATCCTCGGCCACCTTTTTCGCTCCGTCCACGATGGCCTGTTGGCGCGCTACGACATCGGCGTTGATTTTGGCTATGGCCGCCTGGTTTTCGGCGCTGTTGCCGATACCGCAGGCTTCCTTGAACCTGTACCAGCCGAGTTTGATTTTGTCCAGACCGGTCATGATGCCGTTGACGAGCGTCGAAAAGTAGAGCTTCACTCCGTCGACATAGGCCATGAACGAATACTTCATGAAGTCCACGACGCCCTTCCAAAGCGATCCCCAACCCTCGATCTTGTAGCATAGGTAAGCAATCGTGCCGATCAGAGCGATTCCGATTGCAATGTACCATGTCAGCGGGCAGGCCAGCAACGAGAGGTTGAGCGCATTCTGCGCTGCTGCCCAGGCCCATTTGGCCGTCGTTACGATTCCCGCCCAGATCGCCACGAGTTTTGCCTTGAGAGCAAGCAAGGCCATGGCTGTCGAGAGCGCACCGATAGCGGCGGTTATAAACACGACAGGGAGATTGCCTTCGCGTAACTTGGCGATCCATCCGCCGAAAAAACCTATTGCCCCGCCGATGACACTACTGATTACGGAAAAGGCCCATCGGAAACTTCGGGCGATTGTATTCACTACCGTAAGAACCGTATCCCGATTGCGTTCGAACCACGCGATAAGCCCTTCCAGCGAGTTGCCTATCCTGTCGAACAGAGGCAGCAGCGACGCTTCGACCTGACCGTACAATCGTCCGATCCGCTCCTGAAGGTCGCCCATCGTGTTGGCGTGCTGTTTGAGTTTTCCCTCCGGCGTGTTCGCTAAGGCCTCGTTCATCCGGCCCACATTGTTGGTAATCACCTGAGCCAGCGTCGCGGCGCGCTGCTGCTCGTCGCCGTATTTGAGCGCCTTTTCCTCAGCGGCGGTAAACGTAATGCCGACACGGGTAAGGGCCGATGTCTGTCCCTGCATCACCTTACCCATCAGATTGCCGATCTGCACGGCGTCCTGGTCGGTGGCATTCAATCCTTTCTGCTGGGCCAGCAGGTTATTCATGGCCGGAATAAGCGCATCGAGACTGTCTTTGCGCGTGATGAAAGTCGCAAGTTGCTGCGCTCCCGACAACTGCACCTCGTCTCCGATGACGCCCAGCGCCTGCTGGGCCGATGCCAGGCGTTTGATGCTGTCGATCTCGGCATCCGTAGCTTTGACGCGCCGACGCATGACGGTGGCCAGTTTGACCTCGGCCTGCATCTGAACGTCCCAGGCGCTCTGCGAACCGTCGATATAGTTCCCGACCCTGTAGACGGCAGTTCCCAACTTCATTAGAGGATCGATGTGCATCCAGGCAATCGGAACCGCGGATTTGAGGTTGCCGAACCATGTCTTCAGCCGGCCTCCGTTCACCGATTCGAGCCGCTGGATTTTGCTCTCCAGCGTTTTGATCTCGATGTTCGTGCGCCGGATGGCATTGATGTTGCCCGCAGGTATCCACTCTTTCTCGGCCCGAAGGGCGGCGACACGCTCCCTCAGACTGCCGATGCTCACGCCGCATTGCCGCATCGTAGTCTCGGCTCCCTTGACCCGATGCTCTACCTTCGCCCAGGTCGCCAACTGTTTGTCGTTGGCGATGCCGATTTTTATCAGTTTCCCGGTAATCCGGTCGTCGAGCGAAAGCGTATATTCGAAAATGTTTGCCATTCGGAAAATTATTCGTATATTAGACGCATGAGTTTTATTGGATTTCTGGGTACGTTGATAATAATATGGTTCGCCGTCATGGGTATCTACTATCTGTGTGTGGGTGTATTTCGACTTTCCATCGCGTTGCCCGCTATTGCATTGTTTATCATCCTGTTACCCGTGATGCCTTTCATTGTAGCCTATCGCAACAGGGTAGAACATCCCATTCTGGCAAAAGGCATATATTGGATGGGGAGTATTCTGTACGTGCTTCTCGGTATAATCGCTATCGTAGACGGTCATTTGTAGCCTTCGCCTCCTCTTCCCTGATCCATTTCAACTCGTTCACACGCATGGCCCACTCCTGATCGGAAAGGCTATCGGTGTCGGTGTGCATGTAGTAGCGCAACTGGGCGTCCAGTTGCCGAATCCATTCGCCTGCCCCGACCCCGGTAGCCTCTACAACTTTTCCAGTTCCGCCTCTTTCACTTCGACGATCCGGTCGAGCAAACCGCCCGCGGCCAGGAACTTGTCGTCGTCCTTACGGATGGCCTCGCTGCCGCCCAGCCAGCACTCCCGCAGGAGCGTTTCGTTGAATTTGAGCGGGTCGGTTTTGCCCGCTACCGAAGCGTAAGAGATCGTTTTGCGGCTCGGCTTGTGAAGATAGCAGACATGCCCGTCCACTTTGATGGAGAAGATGTCTCCGTGTTTCGCTTTCCACGCCTCGATCTGTTCCGGCGTGGCCTGTCCGATCAATTTTTCGTCTGACATATCGTTTGGATTTTTTCCGGTTTACCCGGCAGGTTACACAATCGGTTTTTTATTCAGGAAAATGAAAGGGAGGGTTACGTCCATGAATTTGTCGCCCTGCTTCAGTTCTCTGGGGTCTTCGGTGAACTGGACGCCGATCAGCTCGTCGGTCTTGATCATGTCGCCTTTGGCCGGATTGCCGTAATTGACGACGATCGTCAGCTCCAGATCGAGTATCGACCCTCCGGCAGCCACCTCCAAGGCTTCGAGTTCCGACTGCAACAGGCCCATTTCGCCCTCGTAGGTTTTATTCCCTTTCTGGATGGAGATGGGTCTGTTGCCTTTGGCATGGAGCGGTTCTTTCTCCTGTTTGGCGCTGTACTTGACCGAACGGATGCCGGTAATGTCGCGATTGCCCGCGAAGACGGTGATGTCCGCCCATTCGTATTGTCTGCTGTTGAACATGTGCGTATTTGTTTTATTCGGTCTTGAAACCGAGTTCGACATCGATGTATTTGGCATAGCCGTTCGGCTTGACACGCAGACCGACCGCCAGTTGAGACGTGGAGAGGATCTGCTGCTTGTAGTCGATGCTGCACTCCACACCCGAATCGGCCGAATCGCCGGGATCGTTGCCCAGATTGCCGTTGGCCGTCATGTTCGAGATGATGGCCTGCTCGACGGAACTTTTGACCGATGCGCACCATGCGGGCGACAGCGTACCGTCCGAAGCGACGGGCACTTCGTCGTTGAGCGAATCGAGCAGCGTGTTGTAGGCTACGCGATAGGCCTTGTCGATCACGCGCCGGTTCGTCAGCGAACGATAGTCGTCCCCGATACGGGTCGCCAGGTTGTCGTCGGCGATGAAATAGCCCGTGCGGCCGACGAAGGTCGTAAAGGTGATATACCCCTTTTCGTGGATCGTCTCCACGTCGGCCGATTCGACCGGCCTGTCGCCGATGTAGATGGCCAGAGGCGTCAGCGCACCGTCTTTCACGCGGCCGATTTTGCGCTGCACCGGAGTGACGGCGATGCGTCCGCCCACGATGCCCATGCAGGCATTGGGGCTGTTCGGCACGGTATCGCCGATAACGACACCCATACGGTTGTACTCCATTGTCGTGAGGGCTGCGAGCTGCGTGGCATTGCCCGTGAAGCCATACCCCTCGACGAGCGTAAAGATCGGCGCCCGCAACACGTCGGTCGCCCATTCGCCCAAGCCCTGGCCCTTGGCTAATGCAGCCGTAATGTCGGCGTCGAGGCCGTCTTCGGTCGTCATCGCATAACCCTTGGCCGGGGTCTTGAAAGCCAACAGGCCGCGCAGTTTGCCGTTCGAGGCCTGAAGCAGCGATTTCGCACCTGCTGCGTTGTCCTTGTCCAGCACGGAAGCGAAAGTCGCCGTGTCGGCAAAGCCCATGATCCAGAGCTCGGCGCCGTCGCCCGCCTCGGCGAAGAAGTCCTTGACGTTGCGGTAAAGGTTGGGATTGTTATCGGCAGTGACGCCCAGCGCTTCGAGCGCCGAGAGCTTTTTGACCGTATAGGCCTTACCCAGTTTGAAGTTGTCGTCGCCCTCGACTTCGCAGGCTCCCAGTGCAAGGAAACCCATGCAGCCGTCGGCCATTGCCTCGACCTGGCCGAGGGCACCGTTGGCGAATGTAATTTTTACTCGTGGTAACATCTTTTTTATTTGCGTTTTACTGTGGTTGCTGTTTTGTCGCGGACCATGTCCGCGTGATTACGGGCTTCGAAATCCTTGAAAAATCCCAATCCGTCGGAAGTCATGTGGACGACCGGGACTTCCGGATATACGGACAGGATGTTCGTGGCTTCCCGCTCCGGCCGGCTCTCCGTTTCCGGTTTCGCCGAAAACTGCGCGATGGCGGGAATTTCTTCGTCTTCGGACCCGATTCGCTTCGCTGGATTCGGGTCCGAGAGGAAGGAGGGATGCGGGTTTGGAGCTGTATCTTTTTTATCAAGAATCCACATGATAAGTTGACAAACCCGAGGGCTTGAAAGTGCCTGTTTGCATGGGTTTGTCAGCTTTTATTTTACTCATAAGCACGGATCAACCGGCAAA